CAACGACGAGACCAGACCCTTAAGTAAGGTGTACTTGAATTGCGATTCATTCACCTTCCCGTTATATACCATAAACTCCTGAGAGGATTCGACAAAATCATCAAGATCTTTGGCTGTTTGCTTTACCGAAGAACCTTCCTTACGCTCCTTGCGCGTTTGAGCACAGAACTTGGTCAGATCCAAGTTTGCCTCATCTAACCTCATCTTAGCTACCGAGAGAAGACCTTGGTAGTAAGAGTAAATTGAAGCTTGTCTAGCCATCTCACCGTCGATCTCGTCTTGATCGCATCGAGTAAGCTCATTAGCGATATCAACGTAGTTCTCCCAAGTAAGATCCTCTAGGGCCTCAAGTAGTGTTTGTGCTTTGTTCAAAATAGTAACTCCTTAGCTAATTGCGGATTCAAGCGGACAAACTGCATGACCGCTCTGGACATTGTTATAGTCAGTCGTTCGTTAGAAGTCCAAATATATTCTTCAGTTTCTCCCTCACCTTCGCCTCCCATGCCAAACGTCTCCAGTAGCAAGTGACAAATTTCGTGGAAAATTGTCTCTCGGGCTGGTCCGTCATCCATCTTCTTCTCAACGTGGATTTCGTAAGTGTCAAAATCACAAGTCCCCCAGCAGTTCTGGGAACCTGATTTAAGTCCCGTACATAGTTTGATGGTAAACTCTCCCCACCCACCATTAATAATTTTCAACTCTGGTTTTGCCTCCAGAACATCAAAAATATGCGTACCTGTGTTAGTCTTCTTCGTCGCCAATTTCTTCACCTTCAACCATTTTCAAGATATTATAATCCACCTCCATAGGGACGATGAATCTAGGTCGGCCATTTCGAGACTTAACAACGTAAGCACGCATACGACCAGTATCGAACTCCTCCTCACTTTGATTAAGCGACACAGCAAAATCACACGTTCGGATCTTACCGTAGGAGTCGCCAAGTTCGGCATCGGTGATGACCTTCACGGCCCTACCTTGTCGATTGGTTTGGGTAGCGGTCCATACAAGGAACTTATTTTCCATAGCTAGACCACGAAGCTCCTCAGCGATACGCTGCTGGGCTTGATATTCGTGCTGGTTCTCTCTGACGGGCCTCAGAAGCTCCAGATAGTCCACAATCACAACGTCAGGCTCGAAGTCCTCATAGTTCTTTAGCTGCACCATAAGTGCTCTCAGGCTGTTTACAGTGGCCTGACCAGTTGGGAACTCCTTAATAACTAGTTGGCTACTAGGGAAGTTGTTTTGGAAAATACTTAGACGCTCTCCAACTTTTAGCTGGGCCGAGGGATCTTTTAACTGGCCTTGTGGGATAAGTGTCGCAACCGAATCAAAGCGTTGGGCAATCTTGTCCTCTGACATCTCCAAAGAGACATACAGAACTTTGCGACCTTCAATCATCGACTGTACAGCTTGGTTAACAAGCCACAACGACTTACCAACTCCCGGAGGTGCAATAACCATTGCCAACTCCTTCTCGCCAAGACCACCTTCGAGAGAACGATTAAGGCTAGGTAGCAAAGTCTTAAACTTGTCCGCTTCCTCAGCATTGTGGGTGCGGTCCCAACGATCACTCACATCCTTGAAGTAAGATTGACCAATATCAACAGTTCTACTGACCGTGAGGGCCTGTCGGACGAGAGCCTCAGTCTCATCCATACGGTTCTCCTTGATCAGAGTTAGTGATTGCTTGATCGCATCCTTCATAGCCTCCTTCTTGGCAAAGTCCTCGATGAGATCAAGATAGTAATCTTCACCATCAGCAGCCGAAGTATCTAAGCGATTAATATAAGAAAGCTCGTCAGTGAAGTCATGTACAGACTCCTTTGCTGCTTTGGTTTCTAGTAGCTCATGCTCAATGAAATCATCATTGGGCAGCTTCTTGTACTTTTCGTAGTAATCACGAACAGCAGAGTAAATCCTCCCGTGGATCGGGAACTCGAAATAATCTGGCTTTACAAGATTGATGATTTGAATATAGAAGTCCTTATCGGACTTTAGAAGGTATAAAATACCCCGTTGGATGTTCTCGTTGAACTGGTACATTTAGTTGTTGTCTGTTATTGGCCTTTGTACTTCTTGTAGGGATTAATCCCAGCTTTATCATAGGTGATGTCGCTGAGTTTTCTCGATGAGTCTAGTTTATCTGCAACCTCTTGATCAGAAAGTTTTTTAGATTCTTTTAGGAGCTTATCAGGGGGTGTGTATTTTGCATACTGCTTCCACCCGCCTGCCATACGGTCTTTTGATTGGTCCTGTAGCTTAAGGTTAACTTCATCGGAGCCACCACTCTTATTGTAGCCCGTTCTGTCATTTACACCAGTCCAACCTGCTCCTTTAAAGTGGACAGGAATATCTCGGCCTGCCCAATTCTGTTCAATCTTTTTTCCACACTCAGGGCATTTGATCTTGCTAGGGTTTTTTGCAAAATCATACTCCCTCTCAACTAGGAGTTCACAAGAGTGACACGCATAATCATAATAAGCCATTAGTCCTCCCAGTTTGGGTCGTTTTCACAAGGCAGCTTGTCTGCCCAGTCTTTATTTAGTTCTTCCTGTAAGTCGGATGACTTTTTATCAGGAACCACAGTCTCCCCCTGCGAGGGAGCAGGCTTCGCCTGTTTCGATTTGTGTTTCATGGGATATCTTCATATATTTTTCGATGTTCTCGTCGGTGAATGGGATAGCTTGTAGAGGTTCACCCTCTTTTGAGCCAGCCCTATAAACGGTAAGGCCCTTGAGGTATGGGGCATAGTCGAGAGCGGTTTGGGAGAACGATTCGGGCGTTGACGTACTGGGGAGGTTGATGGTCTTAGAAATGCAAGAGTCGATGTACTTTTGAATCGTAGCTTGGACTTTAATGTGTTCGTCCGGGGCCACATCATAGGCTCCGACAAAGGAGTCCAGAGGCTTACCCTCATCGTAAAACTTTTGGAAGAGCGGATCAACAACTAGTTGCTCCTTCCAGATGTTGTTGGTGCGCCATCTGCGGTTGTACATTGCTGCAAAGATGGGTTCAATCCCACTAGATGTTCCGTGGAGCATGGAAATAGTTCCACACGGTGGAATGGTAAGCATAACCGCATTTCGGATACCATGCTTCTTGATAAGCATTCGGATACGGGCGGGGAGTGTTTTTGCAAATTCTTCATTTAGGTACTTCTTGGAATCAAACTCGGAAAAAGGAGCCTTGTCTCGCGCCAAGTACACGGACATCTTGTATGCTTCGTCTCTGATAGTAGAGAAGAGCCTCTCTAGGAACTCAAGGCATTTTTCATTGCCATAGGGAATGTTAAGTTGAATAAGCATGTAGTGAAGACCCGTAACACCGAGACCAATCCTACGAGATTTCTCCGCAACTTCCTTGCACTTATCCGTTGGGAAAGTGTTAATCGTTAGTACGTTATCCAAAAAACGTACACCTGTACGAACAGTCTTAGCGAGGCGTTTCCAATCTACATCGGAACCATCCTCAAGAACCATATTACTAAGGTTAATATTACCCAAGCAACAGTTACCATAGCTGGGTAGGGAGATCTCGCCGCAAGGATTAGTGCTTGCCAGATCCTCAAAATAGGACACGTTAGTGTACGAATTAGCTAGATCAATGTTGTAAATGCCGGGGTCACCCGACTCAACAGAGTTCTTCCAAATCATACTCCATAGATCTCGCGCCTTGATGTCCTTCTTGCCAAGCATCTCAAACGTGTCAGTCCAACCAACCTTATGGAAGTTATTGGCACGCTCCATAGCATCCTCTTCATCAAGGCCAATAACGCTAACCGAATCGACTCCTGTAACCTTGCCTTCAGAGTTATAGCTCGTCCTAGCTAATTCATAAGAGTGATACTCCTTATTGTTGAACGTAAAGAACCAATCCTCATTAAGCTCAACAGCTTCCACGAAACGGTTAGTAATAGCAACCGAAATATTGAAGTTATTAAGCTGACCTTGGTCTAGCTTTACAGACAGAAACTCAAGTAGATCAGGGTGGGTAACATTAAGGATACCCATAAGAGCAGTTCTGCGATTTTTACCAGCACGGACATGCTCACCAACCTCATTAATCATTTGAAGAACAGACACCGCACCCGGAGCCGAATTCTTTACGCTGCCGATGTGGTCGCCACGGGGACGAATCTTAGACACATTGAACCCTACACCTCCACCTGCACAAGAGATCTTATACATGTCAGAAACAGTCTGACCAATGGAGTCTACAGTATCCTCAGGAATAATCACATAGCAGTTAAGCATGTTGTGATGACCACGGTTACGACCCGCACCAAAGATAATGCGACCGCCCGGAATAAAATCACCAGAACCAATAGACTCGTAGAACCGCTTCTCCGCTGCCTCTTTCTCATCATCAGTCTCTGCGGAAGCCATAGTCTTAGCAATGACCTTAGCCCTATCAGCCCATTTTGTTTCGCCGGGATAGGCGTATCGAGATTCAAAAATTTCCTGCCCTAAAGGCGTTAAGTTTACGTTTGCCATATGATTATTCCTTGATTGTAGATGTTCCTTTGCGCTTTATAATAGAGAGGCGAGGTGAAGAATCCAACAGAGTCTTCAGATACTTGTTATGTGTAATGATGAAAATAGATTTGTTCTTCTTTATTTCCTGAAGCAACTGGTACAGGCCGAAGATACCTTCTTCGTCAATGTTCTCAGCAACCTCATCAAAGAAAAGCAAATCCAGATGCGATTTATCTGTCAGTAGTAGTAGATCCTTCAGGCCCAGCGTAACAGCTAAATTGATCTTACGCTTCTCGCCACCCGAAAGAGATATATACTGAACTAGATGACCCTCTGTCTCAATTTTTTCTACTAATTCCTCATCAAATTCTATGTAATACTTAGAGTTTGTTAAGTATGATAGGTAGAAGTTACACCGGGAATTAAAATAACTTAACACGTTCCTAACAATATACTTGATGATACCTTGCTCAGAGAAGGCTTTCTCCCAGAAACGCATGATTTCGTACCAAGTCTTATTCTCTTCCTTTACCGTGTTGCACTCATCGTTAGACTTTAGAAGATCAGTAATCATATCCACATAAGTATCTTCGTCGCGGCACAAATCTTTATACCCCTGAAGCTTAGAGAACTGTGAAGAGGAGATAGGTGGATCTTCTACCCTGTCTTCTAGGTTAGTTAGTTTCTTCTTCCAGTCCTTGATGGCTAGTTTAGTATTCCGCAACTCCCCCTTCTTCTCATCTACATTAACCTCTGATTCTTGCTCTGCTCCACAAGTTGGGCACAGATTAGGTTCTAAGGGATTCTTGATAGTGTAATCCAATCCCTTAGCATAATCATCAAGCGTTGCAATCTCTCTCTTGTATGCGGATATATCAAAGCCTAAGCTACGTTGATCATGCTCTGCTTTTAAAACATCATCGAGCGTAAGATTCAAAACTGCTTCGTCATAGTCAGAGTAGTCCTTCTTGCCCTCCTCAATATCTTGAAGCTTTCCCTCCAAACCCTTAACCCTTTTAAGGTTCTCAGTGATGACTGCATCTCGCTCCTTAACTGACTGGTAAAAGGTAGACTTGTGAGCCTTAATCCTATCCCGCATATTAAACAGGTCATCTAGGTTTAAGAAGTTTCTTATAATCGTGCGCTTATCATCCGGTGTACACTCCAAGAAGCTAGTGTCGTTCGCCTGCCCGAAGAACATGGAGGCGAGCAAAACTTTATGGTTTATATTGAAGTACTCATCAATTGCTTTTTGCGTTGAAGAGACAGACTCTTTGGTCATATCCACACCATCAACAGTAAAAGATAGCTTAGTAGGCTTCTTCTGCCTAGTGATTACAGCGGTAACTTTCTCATGTGTTAGAGTTACTTCTACTACACACTTCTTCTTCTCTTGGTTGTTAACCAAGCTATCCTCAGTGCTCTTCCGAATAGTCTTCCCCGTTAGGCCAAAGTAGATAGCCTCAACCAAAGCACTTTTCCCAGAACCATTAGACCCTCCAGTATCTTCGTTCTTACCTTTAATGACCGTAAGACCACTATAGTTTTTTACATCAACCTCAGCATGTTTGAACGAATAGAAATTTTGAATATTTATTTTCTCAATTTTCATCTTGTAGAAGCCTATAGCCCTCCATAATCTTTTCTACGGGAATTGTAGTAATTGCTTCTTTAACATAGTCCTGAATTACTACATCATTAATGGAAAACAAATCTCTTCCCGGTTTATAAGTTGACACCTCATCCTCATTAAATACGGGAGCATATTTAACATCTACATGTGAAACCTTAATATCCTGTAGGGGGATATCATCATCCTCCTTCTCCCTAACTACTCTCAAAAAGGTAAAATATTCTGGGTCGTTGATAATGTCTAAGTTGTTCTCCAAATTACTTGCACTATACACCAAGTGTCTAGGGCCATGCTTAATCCTCTTGAACTGGATGCCGTCCTCGTCAATCAATCCATAGAAGTTTTCTTTAAAAGCTTCGCCATAGTTTGTGGTGTAAGGGGTACCGAGTGTGATGACTCGGCTAGGATTTCCTTCCGTTCCTCCTCGTCTCTCACGAAAACCATGAATATGGCCCAGCAAAGTGTCACACCCAAAGTGATGCAGGCCAAGAGCAAAGTCAGCGTCACCAACGGAATTAAGACAACCATCATAACCAAAGTGACCAAAAGCCGTATAGTCGCTAGGGATGTCTTCCAAAAATTCAATAATAGTTTCTTCATCTTCGTAGTGAGGGATGTAGGCCCTCTTCTTTTTGTGGTCACATCTAGCCAAAGTAACAATGTCTACACCCGTGTAATCAAATACACTGAGTGCAGTGACTCCATCATCAGCCTTAGTCTCGCTGTCATGGTTTCCACGCAGGACAGTTACCGTTGCTCCCTTTGCTGTAATGAAGTCTAGAATTCTCTTAAACGCAATGAGAGATGAAGGGGAAGGCTTTCTATGCATAAAGACATCCCCCATGATGATAACATCATCAGGCTTCTCCTCCCTTACGATACGTTTTACACATTCTTGTTGAGCACCAAGCAGACCTAGTACTCTAGAATTTAAGTGTAGGTCAGTTACGACGAGTGTTCGCATAGAGCACTCCAACTTTCGGGAAATAGTTCGTG